GGGCGTTGTCGTCCGAGCCTTGGAGCTTTTTTTCAAGGGAGGAGATTACCTCCTCAGCGTCTCCGAGGTCATTTCTCAGTTCAGCAACTTCTACGTTCATGTTCCACACCCATCCGGCAAGAGGGATCACAAGCATCCCAAGTCCCATTTGAATTACTTTCCATATGTCATCTCTTGTTAATGTAGCCATGGTTGTCCTCCTACCATTTCTTGCAAGACCAATACCTTGCCGTCTTCTTATCTTTTGCTGTGTGACACTTATGTCGTGCTCTAAACGATTTTCTTCTCTTAGGATTTGACTTTTTGATTTTCATCTTTTTATCGCCAAAGTTAATCTTCTTTGCTTTGACGCGACCTTTTTTGTCTTTCTTCCCGGAGTTTACGTATACTTTAAACTTTTTTACGTCTCCACGAGTTGGCTTATTGAGTTGGACAGTCTTTCCTTTGTATACCGCTTCTCCCATGAGATGAGGGCAGCCACATGATGCTTCTTGCAACATTTCAAACAAACATGCTCCACATGCAGGTCCGCCTTCTTCTAACGTTGCATCTTCAAACAAAGCAAGTACGGAGTCGTCACCTTCGAATAACAATGCTTCTTCTTCAAGAACTTCTTCATCCAAAGCCTCTATAATCATGTCTTTAATTAAATCTTCTGATAATCTCATTTCTTTTTCCTTCCATCCTTTTGTGATACGTTTTTGGCCTTACCTTTTCTGTTAGCATTAGGATCCTTCTTCCTCTTTTTGGCAGCTCTCTTGTCTCGTTCTTTTTTGCTCAACCTAGCTCTATCGTCAGGATCTCTACAGTATGGCTTGGTTTTTTGACCAGGCTGCTTGGCACATGGTTTTCCGTCATACTTACCACCGGTTTGTACCCATCCACCACCTTTGAACCAATCACGCAGCGAGTAACCTTTGCTCTTTGCAGATTTGCCATCACGCTTGCCGCCTTTCTTTTTTTTCTTTTTCTTGCGCTTCTTTCTCTTCTCATCAAGAACAGCATCTAGTTCTTCTTTGATGATTTGCGTTAGTTGTTCTCTGGTAATTTCCATGCTATTGTTTTCCGTAAGTCTTGCAAGGATTCATGCCACATCCGCAGTTTTTAGTTTCCTTTACAATCTTGATTTTATTTTTATCAGACAGGATGTAGTCGCCATCTTCATGCTGTCCCACACTTGGCATGCCCTCAAGTGCTTTGATGATCTCATCTTTCATTTCTTCACCAAACTCTTTCAAGAATGGATCCATACCAGCAGCACCGCCTTCATCTCGAAGAATCTTTTCAATCTTCTTTGGGTCGACATGTACAAAGCCTTTCTCCGCCATGTCCTTATGGTCTTGCTCAACATTAGCAACATGTTTCTTTCCAGTCTTTGGATCGAACATGTCATGTTTTGAAAATTCCTCGTTTAATGATTCGTTCTTCTTTGACTTGTTGCCCCAGTTAGCAGCACCAACCTTGCGACACTTAACAAGAGCACCAGAAGCATAAGCAGATGGCCATACATCGTAACGTGCACGAACCTTATGGTAACACGCGTCTCTCTTTTTGGCTTTTGCCTTCTTTTTCTTCTTACGTCTTTTCTTTTTGGCAGCTTTGCGCTTTTTACCTTTCTTTTCATCAAGAACAGCGTTCAACTCTTCTTTGATGATTTTGAGTAATTCTTCATTTGAAATTTGCATGTCGGAGTCTCCTTCTGACATAAATAGTTAGAAATGAATAAGAATTATAACTTTATTCCAAACAGTTGCCGTAAAAATCTTTTGACGACGCTTTGTCTTTCTGCTTCTGTTTTGGCTTCATGAAGTGCCCATGAATAAGAACTTTTTTCTTTGTCTATTTCTTCTTCGACTCTCTTGATTTCCAACTTCAAACATTCGATGGCTTCATCGTATTCACCAATAAAAATGTTGTGCTTATCCACGATGTCGAATAAGTCTCCCCACTTACCTTCTTCCTTAGCAAGAGTAGCCCTTTTGAACGCTTCTGTGAATTCATGCTTCCTAGGGTCATCTTCTTTAAGCAAATCCGGATGAAGCTTTTTTGCAACCTGTTTGTATATTTTTTTAAACTCATGAGTTTTTTCTTTCTTTTCCGCTAGAATTACAGCCTTTCTTAGTTTAGTCGTTTGGTTATTAATGATCATCATGTCTACTTTTCTTGCATTTTTCTCGTTCAGCTTGCGTAGATCAATGTTGTTTTCTGCGCAGAATCTGCGGTGATAAGTCTCAAACTCCAAGTGAGCGTCTTTTAAGATTTCTCTCACAAATTGCAGTTCAAAGTTCCTGCTTCTGAAGTCATTAAGAAATTTAAGAAATTGCAATCTAGGTTTCATCTTCTTCCTCGGCTACTTTATTATAAGTAGTACCGGTGAGTATGGATTTGGTTGGTTTTTGTATTGTCATACTTCTAGAGCGAGCAATAAATGTCGTATACTCTTCCCACGACCTGATGTTGAAAAAGTCGTTAACTTTCAACTCGTAAGCATCTTCAAGATTCAATGGAGAAAATACTTTGTCTACACCAAACCATCTAGCAGACCATCTCTCTGAAGGATCTAGGTTTATGTTTTGCTCTGGTGTCGTCCCTGGAACTCTAATGCCGGTTCCCGATCTTATCACTCGCCTAAATTCTAACCAGTCTTGTTTGTCGAAAGTAAAGGAGGAAAAGTATCCGTCTTTAACAGAGAACCCGTTCGATGAAATAAAAAAGTTTTTCTCACTTACAATTTTTTTTCTATGTTCTCGCAGCTGTGTCGGATCAAAATAAGAGTGAGGAAATGATACATAATATTTTGATGGAGTCACCCATTTTGTGAGATTACTGGTGAGCTTGAACGCGCTCAGTGCTCCATGAATCACCGACCAAGATAAGCAATCGATTTTATCTCTATGCTTTAGAGGGACAGGAACGTAAAAAACAGGTATCCTTCTTCTCGACTCATAAGCATTTGGAGAAAGATTTCTGTTGTTCCAAACAGGGTCCCAAACCCAATCACCTATTTTCTTTCTGATTATGGGCGCTAAATCGTCATTTGCAACGATCCAAATTGATTTACAACCTGCCCATGCACATTCCACGACGGATGCCTCTATGAGGCTATAGCCGCTTGCTATAGGCATCAGGCAATCGGGCCATGGTTGATTAAAATCATAGTCTTCGTGTCCAGCTACCGGTATCAATCCAACCAAGTTTTTTCTTTCGACATGAGTTTCTTCCACATAATCCATGGCTTCTCCTTTTTCTGTTCTAAGTTCCACGCTTCTTTAAAAGTCATCTTCTGGGTTAACTTTGGTAAGACAGATCTTCTCTCGAAATCAAACTTAGCTTTTTTATAATATCTTTTGTCCCCACGTTGCCATGAGAATTCACCTTTGATGTCATTTTTCTTAAACATTCTTTGAGTTTTTATTCTGACGATTCCATTACCATACGATGGGTCGAGCAATTCGTCATCAGACATCAGAGAAATAACAGTAAAGTCCTTAACTGACTTGGAAACGTTGCTTCTTCGAGATTCATAAAACACAATTCTCTTGCAAAAGTCTTCCTCAGACTTGATTAACATTTTATCGTGAGGCTTACCGGCTCTCCAATAGAAGTCATCAAAAACCTGATTGAGTCCAGTGGATTCATGATCAAAGATCTCAATTTCTTCGTTGATTATAATTTTTGTGTTTCCTTTTGTAATCAATTCTTGGTTTTCTGATCTAAACGATGCAACATTTCCATTGTATAACAAGAGAGAGGTCAGACTCATTGTGAAAATGAGATTAGGGATCATCTCTCTAGCAGTTTGTACATTAAACTCGGAAAAATCAATGTCGTCAAATTCATCGGATAAGTGATGAAAGATAAAATCATCAAGTAGTATGCATTTTTGTTGTGTTCTCCATGCATACACTAACGAAGCGGCAGATTTGCCAATTATCACTTATTGCTCTCTGGTCCAAATCTAGAGAAAAAGTCACTGATGTCTGTGGCAGAAGGCAGTCTATCATTTTGAGGAACAAAATCTTCCGGTGGCTCTGGTAATTCATCCGGTAATTCATCAAATTTAATTTGCGGATTCAATGAAATAGAATTCAATCCAATTTGGGGCATGTCTGTTATGGCACTTTCAAGTTCGTTTGACATTTCATTTCCTAAATACCAGTCGTCCATTTGTCCAAAAAAAGCGGCACCGACACCTGGGTTTCCCAAGAACCCAGTGTTGTTCATTGACCCTTGTGAGATAAATCTTCTAAAAAATTCTTGAATGTTTTGTTTCATAAAGTGTAATTCTCTGATGGCGTTTTGCTGCTCGGGCATTAGTTTTTCCAAGTCTTCATTTCCTTGCAAGGATGAGTAACCTGCAGAGTCAACGATAGACTTTAAATCCTTTAAGTACAGCTCAGCTTTTATATTTACAATTTGATTTTCTAAATCCGGAATTAACCTATGCCAATGAATCAAGTATCCTCTCAACAATTTGTTGTAAGTTTCTGGCTGCTTATCTTCTGGTAGGTCTGAAACTGCCTTCAAAATTTGTCTTCTAAATTTTTTTCTAATGATTTTTTTCGTTTCATTTGCAACTTGCATGTCTCCCACGAAATGTTTTATAAAAACATCTACAGAGCCTGGTTCAACACCTATCATAACATCATAGAGTCCAGTAAACCTGCCTTCATTTAATTTGAACTTGTTCCATTCATTCAGAATCTTCTTCATCGACATTTTTTAAACTCCTAAGTCCTTCTTCTGGTACGTTCTCAAATCTTTGACCATTAACGTATACTTCATAAGCCCAAAACTCTATAAGAACTTTGTCAGATGTAGAAAGATGAACATACATCAATCTGGCCTTGTCTGAAATAATTCCAATAATGGGCTTTGTTGGGAATATACTATAAATAGGCGATTGCGAAGTGACCATCACAAGATCGCCTAAATTAAACTTCATTCGCGAAGTTCTCGGTATGCTCCTACAGAGAAAGGCCAAATCTCTGTTGCAATGTCTAAACATGCTCTTGCTACCTGCTGTATCTCCCACTGCGCTCCTTCGTGCATTCTAAGGTCTATAAATTTCAAAAGATTGGAAAGGTTCACAGTGCCATAATACTTCGCATACAGGTTTTGCGGTAAGACTCCTCTAGCTTGTTCACGGCAAACTCCTGCTTCTATCAACTTATCAAACAGGTCCAGTGACAGATCGTGCCACTTTGCCACTGCTTCAGTTGATTTAGAGTAGGTATCTAAGAACAAAGGAGCAATAGTTGGGTCTTGTTGGTCGTTTAAATTAGATGCCTGTCTGTTGCTTTCGTGCTGTGTCCTATACATTGGAGGTTCGTAGAATCTCAAATGAACTTCCGTGTATCTTCTAGAAATTTCATTGTAAGCCCATGTTCTGTGTCTCATGTGCTGTGAGCGGACAAACATTGGAACCTCAAACAAAAACGTGATAGAATTATGTTCAAATGGAGATGTGTGCTTATGTTCTATCAAGTACTTAATTAATTTTTTATCTCTCGGAGTCAAAGGCTTCGTATTGTCTTGACCAAAAGAGACACGAGCGGCGTTAACAATCATCTTATCGTCTCCAACATGTTGGACGTAAGAAACTTTGCCAATCGCGTCTCCATAAAGTTCTATTTCTTTCATGTGCTCTCCTACACAGGCCTTACATTATACAGGTCATCTCCACTAATTGAATCATGTTGTGAGGATGTCGAATAAAATGGGATGACAAATTTTTTGCCTCCAGCTTTACTGAATAAATTAGTCCTAGCTTGTGTGTTTACTCCAGTAATAATCATGTTTCTAGTCTCTTCAACTTCGTAATCAGTTATGGGAGACGGGCGATCACTATATCCCTTGCCTGTTTTGTGATTGCTTTTTAAGTTAATCATATCAAAGTCAAAGTAAATTTTGGGGCCCGATGATTGTTGTGTCATAATCGACTCTGGATCTCTGTTTTGATAATCTGGATCTACGTATCCTTGTTCATAATCAGCTAGATTTGTTGCTCTCATTTTTTGACCAAAAACAATAGCATCTTGAAGATACTTCTTTCCGAGCTCAATTCCAACTTCCTTGGACATGTTAAATACCAAGAAACTAGTCTCAGGGCCAAAGTATTCTCCCTCTACTTCAATGTAGTCCAAGTTCATTTCTTGTAAATCTGCCTCTAGTTCGGACATTTGAAATGTGTTATCCCATTCAATTTTTTTGTCATTTACTTGTGGAATTACTTGATCAAATTCAACAACATCAGCGACTGGGTCTAAAACTTTTGCAGGTGGATTCTCAGCAGTAATAATAACAATTGTATTAGCTCCTTCTTCAGTCTGTAAAGATTTGAAAAAATCATTCAGTTTTTGTTCGGCTCTAGGAATCGCCTCCGTCATGACTTCAACTATTAGTTGTTTTAGTTTCTTACTCGTTAATCTCATTGTTGAATCTCCCGTAAACATAGTTTTCTTTAACGAGATAAATAGTTTCGAAATCTCCTTTTATTTCCTGAATTGTGCTTCTTTCTACAACTATTGTGTCTCCAGGAAGTAAGTCAATGGTACAATCATCAGCCATATCTATGATGTAACCTATGACATAAGGTGTCTTAGGTGGCTGATATTCGTCTGGCATAATGAACAAAGGATCTTCTTTGTCCTGCTGCTCTTCTTGTGGTAAAATCCACAAATGTTTGTTAAATGGTTTAAAATCCATGTTTCCTCCATAATAAAAAAACGTGTTACACATATAGTATAACACGTTTTGCATAGATTGTCAAGTAAAAATTAGTCTTGTCCGTGAGATTTTTTAACTTCTTGAACTTTAGTTCGGATGTCTTTAATCTGCTTTGTTGCTTCCATTAAGGCTTTTCTTGCACGTGGTGCAGCGGACTTATACCCATAGGTGCCGTTCTCAACTTTGTCTAGATCTTCAAGGGTTGCTTGAAGAGCTTGAATTACTTTTTCAATTTCTTCTCTCATAATTTCTCCTAAAAAATTTCGCAGGATCCACCGCCACATGCGATTTCGCCACTTAAATCAGTTTCATCTGTAACTTCTGTAATTAGATCTAAATCAACGTTTTTCACCAATTCAAGCATTCTTTCGTAGGTTTCTTCGTCACAATCTTCAAAAGGAGCCTGTACATAAGTGCCGCCATCATAAGGCAAAACCGACAAGCCATTGTATACACTTCTATTGGTCCACATCCAATCACCGACAGTTTCCCACTCATGATCTTTGATGGTTATTGTGGCTGAAACGTTGTGAGTGTTGTTGCCATCGATGTGCCCGGGTTTAATCCATTCAGTAGAAACTTTTTTTACCCTCTCTAGCAAATCAAGCGCTGTTTCATGGCGCGTTATTGCACCTTTAGGAGCTTTTTGAGGCACAGATAGGATAGCAGTGTCATGTGGGCGGAAACGGCAGTCCTCGACCAGCTCAGGCAAGTTCCTTACTAAATAAGAATAGATAGCCTCGTTCTTTCCAACACGCAAACGACGAATGTAGTAATCATTGTGCCATGCATGAATACCAGAAGAGGTTCCAAGAGTCAACGAAGTTGTGCCGGCAGGCTTTACAGAGGTAGTTCTTGCTGCAGGGCGGATACCAATCAAGCCGGCAACTCTTTTGTTTTCAAACTTTACTTGTTCAGCTGCTGCCTCAAGGTCTAACTTAAGCACACCGCCTGATGCGATACCGGTCATTGATACTCCAATCAAAGAATCTTTTTCTGTTGTTCTCTGCCAAATGGGGCGAAGGTAATGAAAGTCAGTGTATGATGCCTGAAGGGTTCCAATAAATGAGGCGGCTTTTGCTCTCTCTTCTAGTTCCTTTTGAGAGTTTACATTCGACACGTTGATCTCTGTTAAATTGCAAAACTGAAAAGGACGAAGACCAATCTCACAGCAAGGATTGCATCCCCACTCTTTGTCATTAGAGAAGTAAAATCCAGGCTCACCTGAGCGAGACTCCTCTACTCGCTTCCAAATGTTTTTGAAAGTTACTTCATCAATTCTGTGTCTCATAATCACTACAGAGTTGTTTGCTCTTCCTCGTTGTGGATTGAGTTCCCACCACGCCCCAGCCTTTGCGCTAAGCATGTCTTCGTCATCAGCACTGAACAAAGAAATGAGAGCGGCGCGACGAATACCTCCCGCCAAAACTGCATCCGCAATGTGGCAGATGATGTCATGCACCTCAATAGGAGCGAGTTTGTCACCATTTTCTTTAGCATCTAAAATTCCCTCTACTTTTACCAAGCATTCTCTTAATGGTTGTGGTCCCGGAGCTTTACCGCCAGATGTTACAAGTCTAGCACCTTTTGGTCGGATGTCGGAGAAATCAAAGCGAAGTTTTGATGTTCCTTTGAAGTAAGACATTACAAGCGCCTTGACGGCGTCTGCCCAGCCTTCAATCGAGTCTCCGATGAGAAACCTACGGGTGCGCTTCGAAGACGGTCTATGGATCTCTGGGAGACTCTCAACGTGGTGTTTTTGTACTGAGTATCCAACACCAGTTCCACCAAGGAGCAAGAACATGATCTCACCAAATACTCGAGGATCATCAGCGGGTGCAAAGGCACAGTTAAACACACGGTTTGGGGAGACCTCAATTGGTTTGCCTCCGAACTGCATGCTTCTCATTGATGGTAATACTTTCTTGTCAAATACGAATTTATAGTTTTGTCTGATTTCTTTCTCAATGTGTGGAAACTTTTTGATATGCATTTCCATGTTTCGAGTTACTAATTCATCCCAGTTCTCTCGACGTTGTTTGTCTTCGAGATATCTTGCGTACTTCATGTGGACAGTTATGTCCGACAAGATTTCTTTTTCCAAATCCATTTTGCTGTTCTCCTGTAAAATTTTTTTCATGTATTTTTTTTCTTCTAATGTGTAAATTATCGACTCTTCCATTTTATTTTCCAACCTTTGCGTATTTATCTCTTAACATCTGAAAAGCATCTGCTGTTGATTGCATTTTTTCTGCTGTTTCGTCACGATCAAGTATAGAGATAGAAACAGTCGACCAATCAACAAAAGCATCGAATACCAAGCCATCTGGTCCATTACGATTTTTGGCTACGAACAATCTCCCTTTGTTTGCTTGCTTGTCTTGGACTGTTCTTGAGAGCGAGAAGATGAAGTCTGCGACGAAGCACTTGTTGAACGCTTCCGAGATCGCTTCCATCGTGATGACTTCCGCGTTGAGTCCGCCTCTGTTCGTCTGGGAAGCGGTCCAAATGGGAAACTCATAGGTTTGAGCAAGTCCTCGAAGGCCTTCGTAAGTTTCTTCCAATTCGTGTCGTTTTTCACCTGAACTCCTGACCGGACGCAATAGGTCCGCATAATCTACTAGTACCATGTCTGGTTCAATTCCTCGTTTTCTCAATTTCTCGATGTGATTCTTGAGAGTTTGAACCGAAGCAGACTTCGTTGGGTATTCTTTGATAATTAGAGTACCTTCCAGATCTTTTACCTTCGTAACAATTTCTTTTTGTCGGTCTCTGTGTTCTTGCAAAGGAACGTCGGTGATACAACAGTCAAAACGCTGACCAACGACAGTGTCCTTAAGTTCGAGCGTATAATAGACAACAGTTTTTCCTTGAAGAAGCGCTTGAGTTGCGAGATGAACGAGCACCATAGACTTACCAGCACCAGTAGGAGCAATGACGACCCCCAACTCGGACTTTCCAAGACCTCCTTTGCAAATCTCATCCATTCGTGACCAACCAGTTGACACTGGATCTCTTGACACCAACTCAAAACGTTTAAGCAGATCTTTGCGAAAATCATGGCCGAAGTTATTGTCGGTTCCAAGAACTAAGGCCTCCTTGATCACTTTCTCGATCTCTTCAAATGATGATGATTTAAGCAATGTTGCAGATTTCATCATTGCCCCCTTCAATACTTGTTTGCGACAAAAGTCAATTGCTTTGTCTTTGATGAATGCTGCTTCTTCGATTCCATCTGATGACTTGATTCTAGCACCAAAGTTTCGTACAGCTGCAGCTGTTGCTTTATCGTGATGGTTTAATTCTGTTCTCAACAAAGTAAACATCACTTCAAGGTTCGGATGGGTGTTATATTTGTTTCTATAGTTGATTAATGTCTGTGCGAACACCTGAAGATGTTTGCTTTCGAAAAAGTTGACATCCAAAACTTCCATAATCTGATCGAAGAATGGTCTGTCTTCCAACATAAGTTGGCAAAGGTTTTCTTGGAAGTTTTTTCCAAATCGTGTAAATGTCTCTCTTGAAGTTAGTTCCTTCATGTGTCCTCCTAATTTTTGTTGATGTTATAAGTATAACCTGTTATGGTCCAGTTGTCAAATATTTTTTCATCTTTTTATTTTTCTGAAGATGGTTAGTAAGTCTGTAAAATTCAGACTAGCAGCGTCATCTTCAATGAGCATTTTTGTAAAATTAATCTTGCTAAACCCAGGTTCAAACTCGTTTATCGACTTTTTTATTATTTCTCTATTCATCGCTCTAACATTTGGATATTGCAGCTGCATGATTGCATAATTTTCTTTGATTAATTTTTGATTGCCTTCAATGTTCGTATGGATTTTCAGCTTCTTTCCTTGCATTGCGCAATCTCTAATGATGTCATCAACAACATACTCATCTTCTCTGATAAGGTAAGGAAATCGCTTTGCGATTGTTTTCAAACCTGCCCCTTTGATACCTGGTAAATTATCAGACTTGTCTCCTTCGATTGCTCGAGCTAAAGCAAAGTTGTTTGGATGAATCTTGAAGTCTTCGATGATACTGTCTTTTGTTACAATTTTCTTTTGTATTGGGCGATAGATCTGAACATCGTCGCGACACAGCTGAAAGAAATCCTTATCACTTGAAATAATAGTCTTCTTCCAGCCATTATAACGAGGGTGGTTTATCACCAATGCAATGATGTCATCTGCCTCTGTAAAATCGGCTACGAGTTGAATAACTGGCATTTCGTTGAGGTACTCCATCAACCTTACCTGCTGGAAGCCTTTGTTTGCCTCCTCTTTGTCTGGGGATAAATCAACCATGCGTCGATTAAACCTCACAGGCTTTCTTCCACCTTTGTAGTTCTTATTCATTGAACGTCGTTTTTGAGAGCCCTCATGGCCGTCCCAGGCCACGATAATCTCATCAGCGTTAAAATCCCTAGCCACCTTCTGAAGGCTCTTCAGAAAGCCTATGGTGCCTCCTATAGGCCATCCTTTTTTATTTAAGTGAGGGCTAATCACATAAGATCGCAAGAACATGTTCAGTGCATCAATTATTATTACGTTTTTCATTTATTCTCCAAATTTATCAGGGCCCCATGTATTGAAGCACCCATCGTCATTAATAAAATCAAATGGTATGTCTCCAACGACATACGACTTGACTCCATAAGTATAATTGCAGTCTAGCGCAACTTCTAAGTGCATTGCTAGGGTATCTGCCATTCTTTCGGCCTTTTCCCAATTAAGGGCGACGCCTCTAATTTTGTCTTCGACTTCATTGTTTAGTTTGTACCAAACAAGATAAACTCGCTTCATTTGTCCTCCAGTGTTATGTTTATATTGTAACATTTTTCAGAAGGTTTGTCAAGTTAGTTTTAAACTTTTCTTGACTTCTATTTTGAAGCGTACATCATCAGCTGTTGAGAGATTTCTTCTTTTTCTATAGATAACATGAGTTCATCAGCTTTTTTCAAGTTCTCTTCAGTTTTTAGATCTTTGGGATGGCTTTCATTATTCGAATCCAATTCGATTTCACCAAAAGCAATTCTAAATCTCTTACCAGCTGCATGACGGAGACGTTTCTTTAGTCGTCTTTTGCTAAATCCCGTGGCCTCATATTTTAAGGTAGACCCATTGTTAACAATATTATATTGTACAGTAAATTCTACTTTGCCATCTTTGGTATACCAACTACGTGAGTTGTATAAGTGGTGCAATGTCGGTCCCTTAAATAAACTTCTGTATTTATAGGGTTCAAAACCACGTTGAGACAAGAGTTCATCCAAAGATTCTTCCCCTAAGGCTTCGAAGATCATTTGCTTTAATTTTGCTTCTGTAAGCTGGTATGAGATATTCTCTTGAAAATCACTTCTTCGTCTTGATTTTACTTTTAATTGTTTAATAAATAAATTTATCCGCTCGATTGTAGA